GTTGCAAACCATACGGCGGCAGGGAGGTACACCCCCCATCATTCTGCACCCTGGTATTTGCTCCAATCTCTTGTCTGCGGTAGGTTCCGGTTTGTGACGGCCTCTGCCTGTACCCTCTTAGATAATAACTTAGTTGCCTTTGCTCTGTTGCAAGTAAGATGTGCGAGCTGAAGGTTGGATAGGTCGGACGGATGCCCTCCCCGGTCTATGGGGATGATATGATCGATACATGCTGACATAGGGTTCGGGAATTTCAAGGAGAAATCAACAGGCTTCCCGCAGATCCCGCATATACTTTGTGTTGCGTAGATCCTTTTCTTGTTTGCCCTGAAAGCCATCTGGTGCTTTCCGTTGTGATCCTCCCGTATCTTTCTCATTTCTTCCTCAGGTAGGTCTTGGAGCAGAACCCCTCGTAGATATTCTTTCCGGCAATGTACTGGACATAGTACCATGCGCCGGTGTGGTAGCCGTAGCACTTCACGGTATCACCGGCATGCATTGCCAGGATGATCTTGTAGCTTGTCCCTGCTCCTTCTCGTAAGTTAAGACCATCTCTTGCGATGATCTGGTAGGTGCCTTTGATAGAGGCGGAGTATTCCTTGGCATAGGACTTGCCGGTGCTTGTTGTATTCTTCTTGCTTGCCACCGGTTTCTGTGCGCTTTCCTTCGGTGTCAGCTTCTTTGCCGCCGCCGTGTAATCCGGTGTAATGAATCCACGGATGTATCTTTGATTGACTGTACGTTTGATCCTGCGCACCTGGGACGGTGAACCTGCGTTACCTTCCACCACTGTGAAGGATGTTTTCCCTGCGGTGACTACGATGCCGATGTGATCATGGCCCTCGGTGTCGTCGCCTCTGCCGTCATCTTCCCAGTCGTAGATGATGCCATCGCCCACTTTCGGGACGTAACTATCCGACTCTTTCCAGATGCCTTTCGCCTTTGCATTGCTGATGCTCTGACCGCAGGACATTGCAATCGGGACATAGTCTTCCATGCCTGCCTTGATCCATGCTGCGGAAGCGGTGATATCGCACCAGGCATATGACTCGTAAGCTAACGCCATGCCGTGCGCCTTTGCGTAGGTGTTGTAGATCTTCAAGATCTCCTTGTGCGTTGCGCTTCCCTGTTTGCCTCCGACCCATCCGTTGAGGATGGTCGCAACCTTTTCCCTGAGTTCGTTTGCTGTCATAGAAACTTTCCTTCCGCTTCACATACTGCGTAGCACCTTTTGATCTCTGCTATTGCTAATACACACTTGGCGTTTTCATAGTCACCGTCATGCTTTTTGCAATACTTGGTGTACTCGTTTACATCCAACAATACATTATCGAAATGCTCTTTACTGTGCTTTACTCCCCGGAGCAATTCGTCATTGAAGAGTAAAATTCGCCGTCTTGCATCGTCAGCTTTATCTCTTAATCGGTCTTCCCGTATGGTATCGATAGATGTTTGCATCTTATCCATTGTTTCGTGCAACGAATCCATATCCGGCTTGACCGCAGACTGAATCCAATCCTTGAGATTCTTTTTCAAAAAGGCGATGCCGGAGATGAGTGCCACCAAAAATGTGACAAACATCCCCACATCCGCAATAGTAATGTTCTCCATCACTCCACCTCTGGCAATCCAGTTAAGGCCAAAAGCATGGCAATGATAAATCCCATAACTCCGGCTGAAATAGCTGCTAACCAGTTGACATCACCTAACACTACCGCACCAGTGCCGATGTACGCTAACATGCTTTCGGCAAAGGTTCTTGTAGCACGGATCAGCGCAGCTTCAAACCACTCTCTCCAATTTACGTTTCTCATGTTTCTCACCCCGCAATCCATGCGTACGTTACTCCGCTTGCGCTTACCGTAGCCTTGAGAACGTAAGTGCCGTTTGTACTCGGTGCATCGGGTATATCCTCTATCTTACCCTTCAAATCTTCGTAGTACTTGGTCTCGTGACCCACTGGCATTGATGCCCCGACCCATTCTTCTGTTCCGTTAGGGTCGCAGATTTGTAACTCGGTGTATGGTTCTGCGGTAAAGGGTTGCGGAGTTGCCAACTCATAGACCACCGTGACGGGATTCGATGCAATCCATGTCATAAATTCAGCCAACGATTGTGCAGGTGTCGACAGCGCGATTCCGCTTCCAGAACTAATCAGAGCGACATAATCACCAATATTTTCTGTGCGCTTGTCGTTAGATACGGGCTTCAGCTTATTTGAGATTAGCCTTACAGACGATGCGGTATAGCTTGCAGGCGCACTTGCGATTATGTCCGCGATGGATGCTTGCTTGATGTTGTCCGTCCACACATAGGTCATATCCTTGGTCAGCGTTACTTCACGGTACCTTCTTGTTCCCTCTCCGCTTGGTCTGTAGATGTCCCCGTCATAGTAGAGGTTGTCTCCGTCAAGCTTGGGAAGGCCTCGGAGGGTAAGGGATGAGTCAAGCGGATAGGTGTGGGCGGCGTAGGGTTCGTATGTTCCGTTTTTGTCACTGGAGATATTTAGGCAGATGTCGTTTTTGTACTCCCCTTTATAGGTGCCCGTGTAAAAACGCATTCCATAAGCATTTGCAGGAGTGGTGAATGTATGTTTCGACGCAATGCTAAACGAATTTCCCGACCGTGCATCAGAACCTGTATCAGATACATTTGGAGTCGGAATAACATTCCCGTCTGCGTCATATAAAATAGTCCAGTTGTAAACAGGAGAAAACCAATAGTACGTTGTGTTTGGTAGGATTTTTATGATGTTTTTTGAACGAATCTGGCCCTTAGCATAAAGATTCGCTCCAGTGGTTGTGTCGAACGTTCCAACTTCCCACTCTTCGTCCCACTGGTTGAAGCCTGTCATCTTATGAGCAGATACATTGCTTACTGATTTCAGCGTTCCTGCATCATATGGGACATAACCTTTTATCCCTGCCCACTTCTTGGCTAATGCCACTCCTGCCCCTGCGGTGGCCTGCTCTTGGGCGTAGATGTAGTCGGCAATAGTCGACCCGAACATGAGGGTGAGGTCGAAGAACATCGGGCACTTAAATGATACCGATTCACAGGCGGTACTCGTTCTCAACTGCAAATTGTAGTTATAGTTTTGGCCGTCCCTCGTCTCTTTTGCCATTGACGCAACAAGCACATAAGACGAGGACGATGTCTTGTTAAATGTGGCCGCCTGTCCATTCATTAAATAAACGCCTGCCTCACCGTTTGTGACCTTTACAAGACACGTTGCAAGCATAACATGGTTAGACATTGTCAATGCCGTAGCGCCACGGAAGGAATAAAAGCCACTCGGTGCATTTGTAATTGTTATCTCGTTATCACCTGCGACATAGGTTCCGCTACCCCAGTTTGGTGACCAATCATTGGCAGGTTTTGCAAGCTGATTCCAAACAATACTCCCACCAACTATACTCCCTCTTTCTCTTACTCCGTATGGTGTACGGCGAAGGATGTAGGGTGTGCGGTCGGTCTGGTAGGATGAGGACAGAAGGTTGTCTGCTGTTCCTGCGATAAGGTCGGGATAGGAGCCGACCTTGTCGGCTTTATTGTCTACGTCGTTCAGTGTAGCCACGACATCGGACGAGAGCTTCTGTTCTGTTATAGAGCCGTCCGGGATCTGAGCCTCCGGGTGTTCGGTCATGTACTCATCGACAGCGGTGTTGACCTGTTCCTGTGTCGGCGTTCCGGGATCACCTTTGAGCGCGATGACCTTGACCTCGGAGATGCCAAACGGTTTTACTACGTAAGTATTTGCCTTCATGTTACGCCTCCTCGTAAGAGTCCCACGTAATGTGGATAGGGCCTTTCAGGACGGTGCATACATCGTTATTCGCATGAAGCTCCAGTCCATAGTAGTACCAGCCGGTCGCCAATTCATCGGTGTCTTCCGGAGCCACTCTGACGCGCAGCTTCGTCTCGTCTTCCCATGTGATGCCATTGTCCAGCGACTTCTGGAAAACATAGTTGGCATCTTCCTTCTGTGCCTTGACGGTGAAGTAGGCGGCAGTCAGCTCAGTGCCGTCGAAGTCCACCAGTTCGCAGCCTAAGTAGAAAGTGTCGCCCTTTGTCATCTCCAACAGGGTCTCGCGGATTTCGTTCATATCTATTCTCCTTTTCGGGCATGAAAAAGGCACCCCGATGGAGTGCCTATTATCCGTACTTATTCAGCATAAGTATATCACCTTATAAACCCGTTGAAAAGCATCAAAAAGTGGACTGGAGTGGACTGGAGTGGAATCTTTACAAATTCTCGAACTTTTTCAGCGTTTTGTACACGTAGCTCTGTGTATAATGCAGTATACTCGCGATATCGTTCGCCGGTCTGTGCTCGATGTACCGGAGATAGAAGACCCTGTCCTCGATAAGCCCGGATGCCTTCAGAAGAACCAGTACCGCCTCGACCCTCTCCTTCTGTGCCGCCAACGCCTCACGCGCCACCATCAGCCTTTCTCTGAGGTGCACCGCTTCCATCTTCACAAGATAGTCAGCTGACCGATCAGAGTACCCTCCACGCCCTTCCTTGTCCATCGTTACGGACTTAGGCTGTGTTGTGGAGAATATCTCCTCCTGGAGGTCGACAAGCTCCTTCAGGTCTTTCTGCGCCTGATCAAGAGCCTTTAGGGCCTGACGGTACTCGTACCACATTGTTATTTGTCCTCCTTCCATTTCTCGAAGAGTTCTTTTTCACGTTCCTCGCTCTCGGATGCGATCACGCATAGGCCAAAGCAGAGGATGGTTAGTATACTACCGGCTACCATGCCGAAGAAAAAGGCTATCATTCTTCTCGCCTTTCTGCCCAAGAGCAATAGTCATCATCCTCAAGTCCGTACCTACTACAGACCATAGTGTTCT